GGAATAAAAGATACAGAAGTAGTATTTATGCCAAATAAAAATGGTAGATTTTTTGTTTCTTGGGTTCCACCAAAAAGATTACAAAACAATATTATAATAAAATTAGGTAAAAAATATCCAGCTAATGGAACCTTAGGAGCTTTTGGTTGTGATAGTTATGATATATCTGGAACAGTGGATGGGAGAGGATCCAATGGTTCTTTACATGGTTTAACTAAATTTAGTATGGAAGATATTCCTCCTAATCATTTCTTTTTAGAATATATAGCTAGACCCCAAACAGCAGAATTATTTTTTGAAGATGTACTTATGGCTTGTATATTTTATGGAATGCCAATATTAGCAGAAAATAATAAACCAAGACTTTTATATCACTTTAAAAGAAGAGGGTATAGAGGTTTTGCTATGAATAGACCTGATAAAATTTATAATAAATTATCTGTAACAGAAAGAGAAATAGGTGGTATACCAAATTCAAGTGAAGATATTAAACAAGCTCATGCTGCAGCAATAGAAAGTTATATTGAAGATTATATCGGATTAAAAGAAAATAATACCTATGGAGATATGTATCATCAACGAACTCTTGATGATTGGGCGAAATTTAATATTAATAATAGAACTACACATGATGCCTCTATTAGTTCAGGATTAGCTATTATGGCTTGTAATAAAAACAAGTATCGTCCTGTACCTAAATTACTTATAGAACAAATGGATTTAGGAATAAAAAAATTCGATAATAGTGGAACAGTATCAAAAATTATACAATAAATGAAAGTAAATTATAATACTAATAGCATTTTTCCTAGCCAAGTAGTTAGTGATGAAGAGAAAGATAGCTGGGAATATGGTGCAGAAGTAGCTCGTGCTATAGAACAGGAATGGTTTTCTCAAGGTCGAACTAATGGAAATAGATACTTAACTACATGGAATAATTATAATTACTTAAGATTATATGCTCGTGGAGAACAATCAGTACAAAAATATAAAGATGAATTATCTATTAATGGAGATTTATCTTATCTTAATCTGGATTGGAAACCTGTACCTATTATATCTAAATTTGTTGATATTTTAGTAAATGGAATCTCTAATAAAGATTATGATATATCTGCTTTTGCTCAAGATCCTCAATCTTTAAATAAAAGAACTGATTATGCTCAATCTATTGCTACTGATATGTTTGCAAGAGATATAATTGATCAAGCTAAAGCAAAATTAGGAATAAATTTAGAACAAACTAGTATTCCAGAAGATAATTTACCTCAAACTGCAGAAGAACTAGAATTACATATGCAGTTAAGTTATAAGCAAAATATAGAAATTGCAGAAGAAGAAGCAATAAACCAAGTATTAGATTATAATAAATGGGATTTAATTAAAAGAAGAGTTAATTATGATTTTGTTACGTGTGGAATTGGTGCTTGTAAAACAAACTTTAATATTTCTAATGGAATTAAAGTAGAGTATGTAGATCCAGCTCATATGGTATATTCTTATACAGAAGATCCAAATTTTGAAGATATATATTATATAGGAGAAGTAAAATCTCTTACTATTCCTGAATTAAAAAAACAATTTCCGGATATTCCAGAACTTCAATTAGAAAAAATTCAAGCAACTAAAGGTAATAGAAATTATATATATGGGTATGGAGATTATGATCAAAATACAGTACAAATATTATATTTTGAATATAAAACTTATAGAAACCAAGTTTTTAAAATAAAGAAAACCGAGAATGGTTTAGAAAAAGCATTAGAAAAACCCGATACATTTAATCCTCCTAGTAGTGAACACTTCGAAAGAGTAAGTAGAAGTATTGAAGTCTTATATACAGGGGTAAAAGTTTTAGGGACAGATACAATGATTAATTGGGAGCTAGCTAAAAATATGTCTAGACCTTTTGCAGATACTACTAAAGTAGAAATGAATTATGCTCTCTGTGCACCTAGAATGTATAAAGGAAGAATAGAATCAATTGTTAGTAGAATAACTGGTTTTGCTGATATGATTCAAATAACCCATTTAAAATTACAACAAGTGTTATCTCGTATGGTTCCAGATGGTGTATTTTTAGATATGGACGGGTTAGCTGAGGTAGATTTAGGTAATGGTACTAATTATAATCCTGCCGAAGCCTTAAACATGTATTTCCAAACTGGTTCTGTAGTTGGGAGATCTTTGACTCAAGATGGAGAATTAAATAGAGGAAAAATTCCTGTACAAGAATTAACTTCTTCAGCAGGACAAGCTAAAATACAAGCATTAATTCAAACATATAATTATTATTTACAAATGATAAGAGATGTTACCGGATTAAATGAAGCTAGAGATGGTTCTTTAGCAGATAAAGACACTTTAGTTGGTTTACAAAAAATAGCAGCTCAACAATCTAATATTGCTACTAAACATATAAATAATGCTAGTTTATATATTACATTAAGAGTTTGTGAAAATATTTCTAAGAAAATTGCTGATGTATTAGAGTATCCTTTAACAGCTAATGCGTTAAAAGAAAGTATTTCTTTGTTTAATGTAGAAACATTACAAGAAATTAATAATTTAAATTTATTTGATTTTGGTATTTTCTTAGAACTAGAACCAGATGAAGAAGAAAAACAACAATTAGAACAAAATATTCAAGTTGCTTTACAATCAGGAGGAATTGATTTAGAAGATGCAATAGATATTAGAGAAATTCGTAATCTTAAATTAGCTAATCAATTACTTAAACAAAAACGTAATAGAAAAGTTCAAAGAGAGCAACAACAACAACAACTTAATATTCAAGCTCAATCTCAAGCGAATGCTCAAGCTCAACAAGTAGCCGCCGAAGCTGAAGCTCAAAAACAACAAGTAATTACTCAAAGTAATTTAGAATTAGAACAAGGAAAATCTCAATTTGAAATTCAACGTATGCAAACAGAAGCTCAAATTAAAAGAGAACTAATGGCAGAAGAATTTAACTATCAAGTTCAATTAGAACAATTGAAAATGCAAAGTGAATCACAGAAAGAAGGTCAAATTGAAGATAGAAAAGATAAAAGAGTAAAATTACAGGGTACACAACAAAGTCAAATGATAGATCAAAGAAAAAATAATTTATTACCTATCAATTTTGAAACAGAAAATACTACTTCTTCTTTAGGAATGTAGTAATATTAATAACTATTTAATTATATTTTATGGCAAAAAATGCACAAAACGTCGCAGTAGACGTAAAACAAGAAGGTGACTTTAAAATAAAGTCTAAACCTAAAGGTAAAAAACCTAAACAATTAGTTGCAAGAGATAAAGAAGTAGCTAAAATAGATTTTACCAAACCTGAAGCTCAAGGAGATGTAGTTCCAAATGTAGCTCAGGTAGATTTAACAAAAAATTCAACAGAAAATGCCGTTCCAACACCAGAGACAAATGTGGGCGATGTTGTTGTCGAAAAGCAACAAGACGCGCCAGACAGCAAAGAAGTGGTTGAAACTATACGGCCGACCGAAGAAAAAGTAGAAAATCCAGTAACTGAAATACTAGAAAAAGAAGAACCTATTAAACCTACAGAAAATGTAGTAGTAGATGAGGTTTCTCCTCAAGCTCCACTACCAGAAAACGTGGATAAATTAGTAAAATTCATGGATGAAACTGGAGGAACAGTTGAAGATTATGTTAAATTAAATAAAGATTATTCTAAACTAGAGGATGATACTTTATTAAAAGAATACTATTCTCAAACTAAACCTCATTTATCAAAAGAAGAAATTAATTTCTTAATTGATGATAAATATCAGGTGGATGAAGAGATAGATGAAGAAAAAGATATACGTAGAAAAAATCTAGCTTATAAAGAAGCTATTGCAGAAGCTAAACAAGATTTAGAAAAACTTAAATCTAAGTATTATGCAGAAGTTAAAAATCGTCCTGGAGTTAATCCAGAACAAAAAAAGGCGGTAGATTTTTTTAATCGTTACAATAAACAGCAAGAAGTTGCTCAAGGTGCTCAAAAAGATTTTAAATATAAAACTGATGAGTTATTTTCTACCGATTTCAAAGGTTTTGATTATAAAGTAGGAGAGAAACAATTTAGGTATAAAGTTCAAGATCCTAAAAGCACTGCTCAAAAACAGACTGATATTAATAATTTTATATCTAAATATTTAGATAAAAATGGTAATGTTCAGGATGCGGCTGGGTATCATAAAGCTCTTCATGCTGCGATGAATGCTGATAAATTAGCGCAACACTTTTATGAACAAGGAAAAGCTGACGGTGTTAAAGACATTGTCAAACAATCCAAGAACCCAGCTACAGAAACACCGAGGCAAGTTGCAAGTGGGGAAGTTTATGTAGGAGGAATAAAAGTTAAATCAATAAGTGGTGCTGATTCATCAAAGTTGAAAATTAGAAAACGAAAATTTAATAATTAAAATTTAGAAAAATGGCTTTAACCCCACAATTTGGTACTATTGTACCAAGTCAAATACAGGAAATTTTAGCCTCTAACTATTTACAATGGACTAATGCGGCAGGTGCTAACTTTGCGGATTTCGCTCAGCAATACCTACCGGAGATCTATGAACAAGAAGTTGAACGTTATGGAAACAGAACGTTATCAGGCTTTTTGAGAATGGTTGGTGCAGAACTTCCTATGACAAGTGACCAAGTAATCTGGTCAGAACAAAATAGATTACATATTGCTTATGATGGCTGTGCGCTTTTAGGTGCTAATGTTGTCGATCTTAACCCAGGTGCTGTTGCAGGCGTGAATAACGTTATTTCTGTAGGAGCAACTGTTGTTGTTATGGACGACTTCGGTGCTGAAGTAAAATGCTGGGTAAGTGTATCAGACCCTGGGAACGCTGTTCCTGCAACTGCTAGACAGATTACTGCTCTACCTTATACAGCTGCGACTATCGCTGCTGCTGGTTTAGTTGGTGCTGTAAAAGTATTTGTATACGGTTCTGATTATGTGAAAGGTTCTACTACTCCTAACTACAACACAGCTACGGCTGCTACTGGTTATGTTAGTGTTGACCCTTCTTTCACGCAATTTCATAACAACCCTCTTATTATCAGAAATAAATACGTTGTAAACGGTTCTGATATGGCTCAGATTGGTTGGGTAGAAGTTGCTACTGAAGACGGAACAGGCGGATATCTATGGTATCTTAAAGCTGAGTCTGAAACAAGACTTAGATTTGAAGATTACCTAGAAATGTCTGTAGTTGAAGGTGAATTATCAGCTGCTGGTTCTGCCGTAGCTGGTTTAGGTACTGTAATAGGTACTGAAGGTCTATTTGCTGCTATTCAAAATGGCGGTAATATAATGGTAGGATTCAGTCCTGCAACAGGTATCACTGATTTTGATGACATCCTTAGAAACTTAGATACTCAGGGTGCTATTGAAGAAAACATGTTATTCTTAAATAGAGCTACAGATTTAGCTTTTGATGATATGTTGGCTGGTGTATCTGCTGGTGCGGCTGGTGGTACTGCTTTCGGACTATTTGAAAACTCAGAAGAAATGGCTTTAAACTTAGGTTTTAGTGGTTTCAGAAGAGGTTCTTATGATTTCTATAAAACAAGCTGGAAATACCTTAATGACGCTTCTACAAGAGGTGGCATGACTGGTCCTGCTTCTATAGAAGGAGTATTAGTTCCTGCAGGTACAACTACTGTTTATGATCAAATTCTTGGTACTAACATTAGACGTCCTTTCTTACACGTAAGATATAGAGCGTCTCAAGGTGATGACAGAAGAATGAAATCTTGGTTAACAGGTTCTGCTGGTGGAGCTTTCACTAGTGATCTTGATGCAATGGAAGTTAACTTCCTTTCAGAAAGATGTCTTGTTACTCAAGCAAGAAACAATTTTGTTTTATTCCAAGGAATATAACATTTGTTTAATAGGGTAAGGGTGCTTCGGCACCCTATACCTTTATTTTTAACTATTTAATTATATTATATTATGGCAAAAAAAGAAAAACAAGAAGAGGTTGTAGTAGAAGAACCACAAGTGGTTGCTACACCTGTTAAAAAAGTACCAACTAAGAAAAAAGATAGTTGGGAAATAAAAGATAGACAATACTATTTAATCGGAGATAAAGAACCTTTAACATTAACTATTCCTAGTAGGCATAGTAGAAGACATCCTTTATTATGGTTTGATCCAACAACTAGTACTCAACGAGAGATTCGTTATGCAACTAATATGAATTCATGTTTTGTTGATGAACAAAAAGGTGAAGCTACATTAGGACATATAACTTTTAGAGATGGTGTATTAGCAATACCTAAAAAACAACAGGCATTGCAAAAATTATTATCACTCTATCATCCAATGTTGGGTAGAAAGTATGATGAAAGAAAACCTGTGGAAGCAGCAATGAGTGATTTAGAGTATTTAGAAATAGAAATAGACGCTTTAACTGCAGCACGAAATATGGATGTAGAACAAAGAGAAGCTATTTTAAGAGTAGAAATTGGTTCTAAAGTAAATTCTTTAAGTTCTTCTGAGGTTAGAAGAGATGTTATGAGATTAGCAAAAATGAATCCATCTTTGTTTTTAGCATTAGCATCTGATGAAAACGTTATGTTAAGAAACTTTGCAATTACAGCAACAGAACAAAACATAATTAAAATATCTCAAGATAACAAGAGTGTTTTATGGGCAAGTAATGATAGGAAATTAATGACAATTCCTTTTGATGAAAATGCTTATTCAGCTTTAGCTTCATGGTTTAAAACCGATGAAGGTATGGAAGTTTATAGGTCTATCGAAAAAAGACTAAATAAATAATAATATCAGGGGCGGATACGTCCGCCTCTATATTAAATTAAGATCAATATAATGGCAGTAAACGTAGATATAGTTTATAAAACGGTTTTATTAATATTAAACCAACAACAAAGAGGATATATTACTCCTGATGAATTTAACAAAGTTGCTACACAAGTGCAACTTACTATATTTGAAGCATATGCTAGTAATTTAAATCAACAATATAGAAAACCTCAAAACGATACTGAGTATGCTAACCATATAAAAAATCTTGAAGAAAAATTACAATTCTTTTTAAGAAGTGGAGCTGCAAATTATGTAGGTCCACATTTTACTTTACCAACTGTAAGTACTGTTCCTACAGTAGTTGAAACTTTTGTAGGTAATCCCCCTATTGATGGAATAAATACTATATTTAATGTAACATTATGGACAACAGCTCAATCTAATGGGGCTCAAGTAGTAGTATTATTAGATGGTTTAGTGCAAGCCGCTGGTGTAGATTATACATGGAATGCCGCTGCAAATCAACTTACAATGACTGTAGCTCCACCATTACTTAGTAATGTAGTAGTACAATTATTTCCTAGTGATTTTTATAGATTAGGTACAGTTCTTTATAAAGATTTTAAAATAGCACAATATGTGCAAAGAAATGAGTTAGCACAATTATTACTTTCCCCGTTAACTCAACCCACTGAAGATTTTCCATTATATAATTATGAGAACGATTTATTATATTTACATCCTCCTAATATTCAAGCAGATGTAACAATAACTTATTTAAAAAAACCTAGCGATGTAGTATGGAATTATACTATAGGAGCTCAAGGACAATTTTTATATAATGCTACAAGTTCTACTAATTTTGAATTAGATGTAAGTGAACAAAATGAAATTATTTTAAGAGTATTAGCTTATTCTGGGGTAATAATTCAAGATCCAAATATAATACAAGTAGCTTCTCAAGCAGTAGCTACAGAAGAAACTAACGAAAAAAGTTAATAAGATATGGCCTTTCCAGATGGTGGATTAATCACCGAAACTAATCAACAATATTACGCGGGTGCACAAGGATTTGTAATAGAAAATCCCGCCGGAGAAAGTACATGGACCTTTACGTTTGATACTGATTTAATTTTAGGAAGTTGGGATCCTACTGCAGTAGATTATGCTTTAAATAATTTTAAACTTTATACAAGTCCTGATGGAATAAATTATACGGAATATATAACTCAATTTGTAGTAATAGATAATACTATAACTTTAGGAACCATAGGGGTTCCAGTTATATTACCTCAAAATAATGTAGTAGTAGTTCAATTAAAGAGACTAGATGGAGGAAATTATGGGACTAGAGATGCTTATGGAAATACTACAGAACAAAATTATGGAGAATATTCTTATTTAACTTTAGGAGATGTAGTAAATAATTATATTGTAGGATATGTGGGTCAAGACAAACTTATTCCTAGAGTAAATAGAACTGATGTAATTTTTCATGCTAAACGATGTTTACAAGAATTTAGTTATGATACATTAAAAAGTATTGAATCCCAAGAACTTAATATTCCTCCTAGTTTAAGCGTAGTATTACCTCAAGATTATGTTAATTATGTAAGGGTTTCATGGATAGATCAATTAGGAGTTCAAAGAATAATATATCCAGCTAATAATTTAACTAGTAATCCTTATGAAACTCCTGTTCAAGATAATCAAGGAGTTCCT